TAAAAAAGCAAAAGAAATTATAAAAAAGTATGATGGTTTTCCACCATACATTAACTCGTCTCAGAACTATAATAAGTCGATAAAGAGGATATGCAGAAAGGCTGGGTTAACTGATAGGGTAATGATTGAGCGTACAAAAGGAGGCAAGGTTATCCGAAAAACATTCAAAAGGTACGAACTTGTGACAAGCCACACAGCAAGGAGGTCGTTTGCAACAAATGCATATATCGCAGGAATACCAACAGCAAGAATAATGCTAATAACAGGACACACTACCGAACAATCTTTTTTCAAATACATACGCATAGGGAAAAAAGAGAATGCAAAAACGTTGGCCGAACATCCATTTTTTCAATAAAACAGATATCCAAAATAAATACTTAATGACAGCAACACTACTAATTCCATATTTGGACTACACTCGTATTGAGTTAATAGAAAAAACAGGATGCCGATGGCTTGTTAGAATACTCGGCTCAGGCAAAGAAATCGAAGTTTACGAAGATGAATTTGAGTTAGATTGATAAATTTGTCAATAACTTTTATATAGAAAGGTCGCCGATAGCGATCTTTTTTGTTTATATTTGCACCGAGCTTGTGACACAGCTTTGGAGTTTGTGATGAACAGGCTCCAAATCATTAAAACGTTTTATAATGAAAACAAAAGTGTTACAAACTCTGAAACCCAAAGTTGCGTCGTTGGGGTTTACAAAAGAGGAACTTGAAAGTGTCGTTGAAACCATATCCGGAACTTTACAAGAAGATGCAAGCGAAGAGCAGATAAACGCACAAGTTGATGCGGTTATACCTTACCTAAAACTTTCTCAATCGGCAGTTACACGGATTGTAAATGCGAAAAAGAAAGAAGAACCACCCAAAGCACCCAAAGCGTCCACCACTACAAAGGAAGCTGATGAGGGGGCAGAACCGGAAGACAAGTTTGAAAAATTATTGAAAGTAATCGAGGCTCAGAACGAGAAGATCGATGCACTGGTAAATAAGGATGTCAAGACTTCAAGGCGTGAAGTTTATGTATCGAAATTGAAGGACCTTC